GTATCGTTAAAAATTTGCTGTATTTTGCCTTTACAATCGTCTGCTAGGTGGTTTGCTTGGTCCAAACGGTCATAATACACATCTTCTTGTGTTGTATTATCTTCTTTTTGTGCTTCTCGTATCATACGTTTGGCACTCTGTATATTGAACAGTTGTGATGCAAATTTAGTATCCAGTTCTAGTATGTTGTAAGGAATATTTTCACCGTCTGCTAGATGATGTGCTACCAATATGGCAGTTTGTTTTAGGTTAATATCTTCATGCAGTATTTTTGCCTCCATCATGTCCGCTATCACATACACATATCTAGTGCCAGTCCACTTCTTGGGTACAATGGCTATGTTGCCTATGAGGATACCTTTGGAGAACTGTTTGGGTAAGTGTCGAAACGGTCTTCTTGCTTCTTCTTTGTGTACTAGATCCGCAAGTTTGTCCTTGAGTCCATACGCCTCTATCTGTCGTACCAGCTCACTGAATGGTTTATGTTTACTTTTTTTTGGCATTGTTCACAAATCTTATACGTCTATTTAAAGCATATTGCATGTCGGTGTCAAGTTTTTTTCTAACGAATATTGCCTTGTCGGCTAACTTCTTAGCCCTGTCAACATCTTCGGCTGGTAATTGGCTTGCCCTGAATGACTCTTGTGAATGTGCGTGAATAAATTGTACATCGTCCTCAGAGACATAAACTTTGACCCGAGGTGCTATCTGTATGAACATATGTTGTATATATTATATTTGGTAATTTTGTTTGCGTTAGCCGGGCATTTTCATCAGGATCACTACCACTGTTGATAGTAAACCTGCGACCACTGTGCCTGCTGTTGCTATGATTGTTTTCTGACTGCTCTTGTGACTTAATTGTTGATCTTCGTTCATCTTGGCCAGCCTAATTTCAATCGCACTTAATCTGTCGTGTAATCCTTTGTATCTCTCTGAACAAAGGTCCACGTGTGCTTCTAGGTTCTGTTTTTCTAATTCTGTTGTACTCATATATCTTTGTAAATCTCTTTTGAGGATCCTTACCTCCGTTAATAGAGCCTGTAGTTGAGCCTGTTCCATTGCCTAGATGTGCCTTTATGTGTTTGTGGTCTTGTGCCTTAATATAGTATTATTTATCTTGATACCCGGCGTAGGAAAAGTAGGTGTTTATCGTGTCGTTGTTTTCAGTATCAAATGTTGACAGAGGAAATGTTGCTGTTTCTTTGCAAAAACTTACAATGGGCACATTATGAAAATCATTTTTAAGAGCAGATGCTGGATCCACATCATCTCCATACACACCCGTTTGCTCTGTGAAAAATTCAAAGTGCCATGTGTTGTGTTTGCCCTCATAGAACTTGCCAAAACTGCTGTTGCCCAGTGTGTCGTTTATCTTCTTCGGTGCTTGTTCCCACATGATGTTTGCCCTCATCTGTAGGAGTTGTAGCAGTGTATTGAAGTTGGAATTTTGATTTCGTGCTATGGCCAATGAATGCTTGTCATGTATCACTTCGTTGGCTTCTGTTTTGAATGGAAACTGTTGTTTTAAATTACCATTGTTTGTGATATCAACCAGTGTGTGAATTCTATATAGATGCATCGTTGTGAATATTTAAGTCATAAAAAAAGGGTGAACAAATTAATGTCCACCCTTTTAAATGTCTTACGTAAAAACTTATTAATTGCTATTATTATACAGCGATTGTTAAGTCTTTTGCAGTTACAGTTGCCGCAGAAACGTCAACACCGTCGTGCGTTCCTAATGTTCTGATGTCTGCTTGTAAAGTTGCAACTACTACTGAGTCAGCACCTTCAGTCATGAAAGTTTGCTCTGTGTTTGAGTTACCTAATGGTCCTGCCGCGATGATCGTTGCTGTTTGCATGATTTTGTCAAGCACTGCAGATTGAACACCACTTGGTCCTGCTGAACCGTTTACTGCGTTAATGTAGTCAATTGTGAATAATTGTACTTCTTTTCCAATCATTTCCACATCGTTAGATGTTGCTACCGGGTTTACTTTAGTTGTCATGTTTAAATCCTCCTTGTATCTGATTAAAATGACTTTGATCACACTCTGTAATCAAGTTGCAAGTATTTATAAATTATTTTGGTAAATTATGCTGTAATATTACGATTTTAGCCATACTTCATCGCTTTTAGTACGTATTCGTAATGTATATCCTAAATGTACTAATATATCCTCTGCAATTCTCACAACATTTTTACGTTTGGCACGTTTCATTTCAATATTAATAACAGGACTGTTGTTTGAAATAGTTTGCTGTGCTCCTTTAACCAACAAGTCTTCATAGCCGTCAACATCTATCTTGATAAAGTCTATGTTTGTTAATTCAAAACTATCCAATGTTTTTATTTTGATATCACCGGGAGTTCTATCCAACATTTGGTGCAATGGTTGTTTGAAAGTTGCTGTTGATTCTTTGTCTCCCAATCCTACTTCATGCAGTACAGCATTTTGGTCTGCAGGTATGTTCTTCTTCCAACACTCGTTGAACACAGGATTAGGTTCAAAGCAGTGTACCTGTTCAAAGTCTTGCATCAATGCTCTGGTCCACATGCCAACATTGGATCCTGCATCTACACAACCTTTCCAACTGTTGATATATTTGTATGCTTCTTGTCTTAAAAGTGCTTGTCCGTCGCCTTCGTCTTTTTGGAATGTTGGTTCAGTGTGTATGCCGTTGTATGCTACCCAGAAATCTCTGCCTGTTGGATACATTATAGTTCTTTAAATTTTCTTTGTATATCTGTGTTTGGTAATTTTGCCTGTAGCAGTTGTTTCAATCTTGATAATGTTTGTGCTTGTTGTCTTGTATTCAATCTATTAAAATTAGCAACAGCACGTCTTAAATTCTTTAAATTAGCATCGTGTATGCCAAGAGCCCTTTCTAGATCTGTCAGCACTTTATAATGGTTCTCATACGTTCTAAGATACCTTCTTAAGGACATAACGGGTACAGGTTGTCGCTGTCTCATGGCCTGTGCCTCATTTGGGTTTTTTAATTTTTTGGTAATTTCAGGATCACCTGCCACAATGGCCAACATGTTTGCTAGGTCATTGTTTACCATTCTCACTTGATCAAATGTTCCTTTGGCCATGGTCTGATCAGCATATGATTTTACAAATGATTTACTGTTATCTGTTTGACTCATTAATGCCAGTGCTAGAAAACTGAGATAAATTCTCTCTGTGACTTCTGGAAAACTGAATCTCTGCAAGTCACTATGTCGTCTAATGACCTTGCCCTCAGATACATACTTTAAAAAAGGTGTTAACATACACGTATTTATAGAACAGATGCAACGTAATTTTATTCTAACTGACTTAATGAAGACTGGGGAGAATGCCCTATACGAGCAGTTTATCAATATGCACAGTCTTAGGGATCAAACGTTTGATTGTACCTCTGAATATTATATGCTACAACACTATGACTTAGATTCGTATGACAGAAAGTTTGCTATCATAGATAGATCAAAGATGGGAGAACAACACCCATCACACAACGCAGAATACAGAGAAGAGTTAGAACGTAGGAAAAAATTATTACACAGTCAAGGATTTACTTTTATACTCGCAACACCCTGGGAGTCTCGAGAAAATATAGATCAAATAAAATTGTATCCAACACAAACAGATGAAATCATATGGTCAGGCGGGGTATCTTGGTTTTGGTTTTACATGTACAACAAGCACAAGGACAACAAATTTAATTTTGATCATTCAAATAAAAAGTATGACTTCCTATACCTCAACAAACAACCAAGAGCTCACAGAGAAAAATTATACAACAAGTTATTTGATAAAGGCATACTAGAAAATAGTTTGTATACCAATTGGCCAGACAGGAAACTGTCTGCAGAATATGAACTACCTTGGGCACAAGACTATCCACAGTATGGTATGGATCAAGACATATACGAAAAGCCGTACAACGATACTGCTTGTAGCATAGTGTCAGAGACCAATGACAACAACTACGAAATTTTTATGACTGAGAAAATATGGAAACCTATCATAGCACAACAACTTTTTGTGGTGCATGGCAATCACTTATATCTACAAAAATTAAGAGAAATAGGTTTCAAAACTTTTAACAATTACTTTGAAGAAGCATACGATCTAGACAGAGATCCCGATATGCGAATTGATACTATTGTTGATGTGTGTGATAGGCTACGTGATGCACCTTGGCAAGACATATACCTACAAAGTAAAGCACTGCGACAGTACAATCATGATTGCTTTTTTAACAAAGATTTGTTGAGTAATGAAATTAATAAAACGTTAAATCTATTTCTTGAATTTGCTGACAGCAGTCAAGTTTCTTCTTGAGAATCCTAATCTATCCACAAGTTTAACAGCACTACCTGATTTATCCACAGCAACAAACCCTTCTGGTTCAGTTACTTCTAGTCCACCATCTGTTTGTGAGAACGATCCAATAGCCATTGCTTGATTCATTTTCTTTAGAACAAATGCTTTCATCTGCTGTACTGCTTTGTAGAATGTCATCATGGCCTG